GCTAGTATTTGCTTTTTGTAATGCAGGACTTAGTAAATCATTTACATTAATGTGTTTTAATGTCATTCCTACTTTATCATTTAATTTAATTTTGTTACTCACTTCCTTTTCAGGCTTTACTATTTTAACATCATCTAAATTAATAGTAAGTTGATTAGGATGATCGCAGTGTTCACACTTGTATTCAACCTCAACTGTTTCACCTACGCTTTTTGCTCTTAGTTGCAAAAATATATATTCCATATCGTATGGTTTAAATAAACCAACATCGACTTTTTCAAATAAACAAGCATGAAGAATTTTTTTCATTGCTCGTGTAATTTCTGATGAACTTTTACTTTCTTGCGCAAGTAAAAGTATCTTTTCTTCTTTCACCAAAAACGGACGGTACTCAACCTGATCGCCAGTTGACGGGATTATAGTAGTGTACGTTGGTGTTTCTAATTTTGGTAATGCCATAATTTATATCACTTTCATTTTATTTCTAATTATTTAGAATAAGCTTTTGATTCCTCCAATTGCTGTTTTTACACCTGAAAGCGCGGAGGATAGTGCACCTTCAACTTCAAAGTCGTCATAATTCATTGTCACTGTTATTCTTTGTGTTGTATTTTCTGAACTATTATTTAAATCAACTGCCGCAACATTTTCTGGCCATGCATTTTTTAACTTAACACCATATACAGGAATGTTTTCTTTGTTCAATTGTTGTATAATAACGTCAGTACAATACGATGATTTATAATTTGCAGTATATGAATCTCTATTAAAAACTATGTCAGTCCATTTATCAAACATTTTTTTCATATACATATCGTTTGTTAAGTGAAAACTAAATGTAATAGGTTCAATAACAATTCCAGTTGGCTTTTTTAAATTTTGTCTTATGTTTTGATAATCTCTTGATTCGATATTTCTCCCAGGAAGTGAACAACTTTCACAAAGTAATGCAACATCTCGTGGATCATTAACTAACCCACCCAAACTAAATGTGCCTGATAATAAACTTGCACCAATGCTTTGTAAGTCAAAGTCTAATAACGATGCTGAAGGTGGTTGCATAATTACAGCAAATCTATTTTGATTTGCTAATCCTCTGCGTTTAGTTACAGTTGCTTTAAAATCCTCGATTGTACTTGGATTTACTGCATTTTTTACTCCATCTAAAAATCCCATGTCTTACCTTTTCTTAATTATTTTCCTTGATTCTGCCCACACTTTATTCTTATTTGCTTTAGTGAAATACTCAGTTGGTAAAAATATAACTGAATCCCATTCGGTTGCTGGCACCTCAACTAATCTTGAGTTTATTTGAGATGATAAGTATCTTTTAAAGCATGGTTTAAATTCTTTATATTTAGTAGATCCTTTTAGCATTTTATAACTATAACGCAACTTTGTTGTTTCTGTATAGTTTTTATTATTTGCAAAAGTTTGTAATTTATCAAAAAGAATAGCTCTTATTTTGGGTGGAAGGTAGTGCAAATTAATTCCATAAAATCCATCCTTAACACTTTCAACCATAAAAATTAAAGGAAACCTATCATAATAAGGTAGATCTGCTTTTGTTTTAGGATTATAAAAGTACATATACATTTTACCAGGCAATAAACGTTTAGCCGTCTTAAAGTTATCATCTTTAAGAAGTTGTCTACGATTAACCGTTTTTATATCTTTTAACTTTTCCTGAAACCATTTACGAGCTTCCTCTGTGCCTTTTGTTAATCCAGCACGGAAAGCTTGAGCTTCAAGTTTATCCATAAATGACGTTGCCATATATCTATTTATATGTTATAAGATTAGTTTTATGCCTAAACCTTTAATTGTATCTTCAGTCCAAATTTGAAATATCATACCACGATCTTTTGCATATGATTCTGCTGCAGTCCACTTTGATTGGTTTTTAACATAAGTCATCACCTCATTTAAATATTTTTTTGATTTGCGAGATGGTTGTTTTGGTGGTTGTGTTTGCTTTTTTGGTTTTATTTCAATCAAGTATGTTTTGCCATCATTAAACTTAACATATAAATCCATAAAATAACGATGTAGTTTATTGTCTGTTTTGCATCGATAAGGTATTACAACTTCTTCTGAGTTCCATGATAATACGTTTTTATTATCATCCAACCAACGAAATACCTGTCTTTCCCATAAAGACCGGTATCGAACTGCTGAAGGATTACCTACATATTTTTGTAAGTTCTTCACTCTGTATCTTCCAGAATACGACATCATTCATTATAAATATATCTAAAGGATATTTATACTCATGGGATTAATAGGAAATTTAGTAAATAAGGCTGCTGATAAAGTTGTCGGTGGTGTAACCGATGCAGTATCAGGAGCAGTATCGGGCATGTTTGGTATGGGAGCTGGAGTTACTGGTCCTTATGTTCCAAATAAGAAAGCATTAGTTTTTCCTCTTTCGTTAGAAACTGATGGTCCAGGACAAATCATACATTTTACGTGTTTAAAGCGTGTAGGACAAGGCGTTGATCCACACACAATAAGCTTACCCATTCCTGCAGGTGTTGCATTTGGTGATGGTGCAAATTACGGAACAATCGATTTAGGTATTGTTTCAGCAATTGGTGCGCAGCTTTCAGTAGGAAGTCCAGGTCTATCAGATTTAAAAAGTGATATTGATAAACAAGGTGCAATTGATGCATTAAAAAGTAATTTTGGTTTAAGCGAAGGACAAGCAATGACCATTATGAGTGATGTAGGAATAAATCCTTTTGCTGAACAAATGAAATTAGGAAGAAGAGCAATTGCGAATCCAAATACTAATACTAATTTTACTGGTAACACGATACGCTCATTTAGTTTTGCTTTTAAAATGATGGCAGACAGTCCAGGTGAAACAGCAGCAATGCAAGAAATTCAAAACACCTTTAGGAAATTTACTTATGCAAATTCACAAGCAGGCGATAATAGATTTACTTTAGATTATCCTCCTACGTGGACAATCCAATTTTTAAATAATGGCGCTGAAAGTCAATATTTTCCAAAGATTTTTAGTTGCTATTTACAAAGCGTAAATACAACATTTAATGGTGAAGGACAAAATTATATGAATGATGGCTCACCAATGTCAATAGATGTTTCATTAACTTTCCAAGAAACAAGAGTCTTAACAAGAGAAGATATTGAAGCAATGACACCAACGCGTGGTATTGGTCCTGATGGAAATCCTGAAGTTAAAGTATTTGGCAATGAAGAAATAAAAGCAATTATTCCAGAGAAAAAGGATGAAAAAGATACAGGTAATTAATTATGGCATTTTTTAAACAGTTTCCAATAATAGATTATGACATTCATATGTCAGGCAATACACAAAAATTAGTTGATTACTTTCGATTAGTTGATGTAAATGATATTCTTGCTGCAGGATCAACTTCATATACATATTACGATATTAAAAATGGTGAAAGACCTGATGTTGTTTCACAAAAATTATATGATACGCCTGATTACTACTGGACATTTTTTATTTTAAACGATCATTTAAAAGCGGGTTATGATTCTTGGCCAATGGCTGATGCAGCACTTGAAAAATATATAAATGAAAAATATAATCCATACATATTTTTGACAATACCTAATAATGTTCGAACATTTATAAATGGTGTTATTAAAAATGACGGCCTACACGGATTTCCATTAAATCAATTTTTAGCAATAGGTAATTTTGATAATCGAAGTGAACGCGGCTTTATAAAAGAATATAATCAAGACACATATCAACTGGTTATTAATAAAGTAAATGATGGCGATTTTTCTGATAGGTTCACAAACTCAAGCTTTAAATTTACCTTTCCTGAATTTATAAATCCATATAACGTTTATAGTGCTGAGTATGCTAATGCAGAAATTATACGTAGACAATGGGTAGAATCTGCCTACAATTGGTTTATTAACGAATATTCTTATGGCAATGATTTAAAAATATCATTTGAAACATCTCAGCCTGAAGTTATGGGAGGATTGCAAAGTCAATATGACTATGCAGAAGCATACGTAAATTATGTTATTGATAATCAGCCTTTACCTATTTTAGGAAGTTCAAAAAGTGTTCCATCAATTAGTCAACCATATTATTATGAAAATTTAAATGGTGAAAAAATTTCTGGATTTGAAGCATTTTACGGAAACAATCAAATTATTTCTACTGGTCAAAGCAATCCTTATGACGCAAAAAATTATAAAACAAACTATAATTATGAAGTTGAAATTAATGATGCAAAAAGTAAAATTAAAGTATTACAACCAAATAAATTACAAGAATTTGTAGAACAATTTAAAGAATTAATAAATGAGTAGTGGTGTTACAAAGGACGGAACTGCAAGAGTTCCATCAGCGTATGTTTGTGATGGTATATTATTTACGAATCATAAAGGTGAACAAGTAGATATACAACATATCGTTAATAAGTTTACTATACAAGAATCGATTTATAGTCCTACTTTAATGTGTGAATTTGCTGTAAGAGATGCAGTAAACTTTTTAGAATTTCACGAAATCATCGGACAGGAAGTTGTTACAATCAAAATAACAAAAAAGGATCCTGAAAATGAGAAAAAAATTAACTTAAAATTTTTTATTACAGAGTATCCTTTATTTGCACGCTCAGATAAACAAGATAGCGTAGCAGCATTTACTTTTAGAGGTGTATCAAGGCATGCATATTTAAATCAACTTAAAAAGATTTCTAAGTCGTATCAAGGGAATGCAGCAGATGTAATATTTAATCTTATCACCGAAAAAGAAACAGGACTTGATTTTCCAAAAGAAAACATGATTGGCTTTAAAGATGATGTTTACAAACCAAGTGAAGAGTGTATATCTTTTATTAAAGGTGTTATACCATTTCAATCACCTCTTAACGCTGCAGCAGAAATATTACGTAGCACGGTTGATATAAAAGGTTCACCTTTCTTTTTATATCAAACGCTTCATGGTAATATGCATTTAAAATCTTTATCACAATTATTTAATGAAGAAAAAAATCCTCAATACGGAGGACCAGATTTTAGTTACATTAAAACAACAAACTTTAAAGCAGATCCTCAGACAAACGAAGATTATTCAGAAAGAATGCGTAGAATTATTGGCATAACGTCTGATTTAAAACTAAATGTTATTGGTCAAATGAGTGCAGGAACATACGCTTCAAGAAATAACTTCCTCGATATTTCATCTAAAAAATATGTAACTGAAAGTTATAATTACATTAATGATTTTGTAGGTGATAAATCAAATGTTGATAGTGATAGCAATATCGATCCTGAGTGGAAAATCAATGATAAAAATTTAGGCGAATATGATTCAGCACATTGCACTTATTTATCAACAAACGACGCATTGTTTTCTGAATTTACAGAAATTGGTTTAAACGATACAGATAAATTATATAGTAGATATAGAAAATCTCATTTAGAATTACTTGAAACACAAACACATGACGTGCAATTGTATGGTGATATTGATTTAAATGCAGGAACAGTCATTCACATAACAATACCAAAAGCAATTGATAATAAAGACCAAAAACCTATGCAAAAAGAATCAGAAATAGAACAAATAGATGAGCTTATTTCTGGTAGATACTTAATTACAAGTGCTATTCATACGTTTAAGGGAGGAAATATGATGACAAAAGTACAGTTAAAGAGAGATTCATTTAAGAAGTTAAGCGCATGACACCACAATTAGACAGTTTTTTAAATCCTACATTCCAGTGGTTTACTGGTGTGATAGAAGATATTAACGATCCCAATGAAATGGGACGTGTAAAGGTGCGTTGTTATGGTTATCATACAGATAATTTAGATTTATTACCTACACGAGACTTACCGTGGGCTACACCAATGCTACCAATTACATCAGCATCAATGACAGGAATTGGTCAGTCAGCAACTGGATTATTACAAGGCACATGGGTTGTAGGATTTTTTAGAGATGGTAAATGTCAAGATCCGATTATACTTGGTTCTATACCATCTGCTTCAAGTTTACCTAATTTCGAAAAAGGATTTAGCGATCCTTCGGGTGCTTATCCACGTAGAAGCTTTACAGATGCTGCAGAAGTAGATACACCACGTGCAGCGCGAAATGATTATGTTACATCACAACCATACATCAATAAAGATGATTTAAGAGTAGAAAAAGTTCCTACTGCAGTGCCACCAAAGGTAACAACTATATCACCTGATAAAGAAGACAGTTATTATAAGCGTGGTGAATGGGAAAACAGAAAACTTGATGAAATAATAGGACCAATTTATCCTAAAAATCACGTTGAAGAAACAGAATCTGGTCATATCATAGAGAAAGATGATACTGCTGGACACGAACGTTTATCAACATATCATACATCTGGTACATACGAAGAAGTAGTAGCAAATGGTGATAAGACTATTACAGTTGTCGGTGATGAGTATAAGGTAACATTTAAAAATAAAAATATGTATGTAAAAGGTTCTGTCAATTTAACAGTTGATGGGAATATGAAAACACTTGTGAAAGGTAACTATCATCTCGAGGTAGAAGGTGATAAGACAGAATATATTAAGGGAACACGTACATCGAAAATTGGTCAAAATGAATTACTTGAAGTAGATCAAGAATATAATGCAAACGTAACAGAAAACTTTTCACAACGTATAGGTGGTAATGAGACGAGAACATTACAAGGTAATTTAGTAAGTGATACTGCTGGCTCATGTACTAGCACAATCATAGGTGCTAATGTTCAAACTACAATGGGAATCGATTCAAAAACAGTAATCGGTGATGCTACTATTATGTATCCTGGTAAATTAACAATTGCTAGCACTGGACTAATGAAAATAGAATCAGAAGCAAATATCGAAATGAAAGCGAGTATCATCCACTTAAACAAGGATTCTTAATATGTCAATTAACTGTTCATTTAATCCACAACTTGAAGAGCTTGAAGCAAAAAAGGCTGAAATGCAAGCGCAACTTGACAGTGCAAAGAACTTAGGTGCTTCTGCATTAGGTGATGTGAAGGCAAAAGCCGATGAACTTAAAGGTAAATTAACAGCAGGATTTCCTGAAATACCTAAACCACCTAACTTTAAGCAAGAATTAAGTAAACTCAAAGGCCTACAAGGGAAAGCAGCGACTGATGCTAAGGCAGAGTTTGAAAAAAGATGGGGAAACGCATTACCTGACGTTGATATAAAAGGCATGACCGATGCTCTTACAAATCCACTTGCTGGTGCTACTCAAGGGATTTCGAACGTTGTCGGTGCTGCTGAAGGTGCATTAAGTGGTGCTGCCGCGTCTATTACAAATACTGTATCAGGCCTCGCAAGCGACGCAGCATCTGGTTTACTACCAGGAGGAGGAGCACTATCTTCTCTAAAGGAGAAGGCTTCGTTCGATTTATGTTCAGATGCACCGAATGTTGACGCACCCGACATTA